TGTTCCACTTGCACTTATATCTCCTGTAACTGTTAATTTACCTGTTGATGGGTTTTGTTTTAATTTAGTACTTGTTTCAACAGCTTGAGTTCCAGATGCTCCATCTAATACCCCAACAAAAAATTCTGCATTGTCTGTTGTTGCTACTGCTGTTATATTTGTTGCTGTTGTTGCTGTCGCAGCATTTCCAGAAGTATCTGCTGCATTATTAGGTATGTCACCAGATACAATTTCGCCTCTAATTGTGGCAGATGATTTATTTTCTACGTTATTAAGTGATAAATCTGTTTTTACTTCTGCTATTGATCTACCCTCAATAGTGTTGGCGTCAGTAAATTTTGCAAAATCATCATCAACAGGACTGCCTGAAGTGTCTACAGTACCTGTGTTAGTAGTATATCCTGCACCATTTGTAATATTACTATTATTTAATGTAATGTTTGCTGTTCCATTAAATGATTCTCCTGAAATAGTCCTTGCTGTCTCTAATGCTGTTGCTGTCGCAGCATTACCAGTTGTGTCTTGATTACCATCAACATTAACACCTGGTAAATTAATATCTCCTGTTCCATCAAAGGATTCACCACCTATACTTCTTGCTGTTTCTAACGCTGTTGCAGTTGAAGCATTACCTACAAAGGAAGAAGCTATAATATTACCACTTGCACTTATAATACCTGAGGCTGTTACTGGAGCATGTAATTTTATATTTGTTCCAAATATTGAAGTGTTTTCTGATGTATCTGCTAATCTTATAGTAGATGAACCTGCATGGTAAAGTCCTAATATATGTCCTTTAGTTTTATATTGGTCTCCTAATATATCACCACTTGCACTTATATCACCTGAGGCTGTTACGTTGCCATAAAAGATTATTGGTTGAGGTGAATTACTCCTATTAATTTGTACACCACCGGAAAAATCAGCTTCTTCATTAATTCCTAATATAGTACCTCCATCATCTAGTACTTCTTTATTATTAATATAAAGTTTATTACCTGCATATACATTACCACTTGCACTTATATCACCTGAGGCTGTTATGTTAGTAAAAGATTCTAATTGTTTAACTGAATTTACAGAACCTGAACCATAATAAAATAAACCATTATCTATGTTAATAGCAACTTCTCCTTGTGTTAAAGAAGAAGGTACTGCTGATCCCGTTCCTGTTTTTAATTGTATTGTACTTGCCATATGTTATAAATATTTATAATGTAACCTTCCCATTAATTATTTTTGTTTGTCCTTGTAATATTTTTAATGTTCCTTTTGAGATTAAATTAGGTGTAAAAGTTATTATTGCAAATAATTCAAAAACTCTACATCCTTGAGTAGATGGGTTTAATTTAACTGTTAAATTATCGATAGTTGTAGGGGTTAAAATTTCTCCTTCACTGTTTGCATCTACTGCTGCATTTAAAATGTTAACAGGGGTACTACTAGTAACGGTATGTTGAGTAAATAATATAATTCCATTGCTATCAATAAGTGTAAGAGATATATCAGGATTGCCTGCTCTATTTTTACTAACAGTTGCACCTAGAACTATATCTGTAATTGTACCCCCGACGTACTCATTACTATTTTCAAGACTTACTTCAATTGCAGCATTTGTTTGATTTTGTGAAGTAAAAGTATTTAAATCATCATCATTTATTAGTCCAAGAAGATCGCTACTTGATGCATCAAAACCTGTTGATGATATTACTGAGTCTGGTCTTAATATTACTTGTGCCATGATTTAAAAAGTTCCTCCATTTATGATTCCTATTATATTTCCACTTGCACTTATATTACCTGATGCTGTTATATGTGTAGCAGAAATAAAACCATCTACTTCTAATCCTGTTGCTTTTGTAGTATCCCCCTTTAAAACATGAAATGAACCTGATCCTGCTTGTATTGTTGAAGCAGCACTTGCACTTATGTTACCTGAGGCTGTTATTTCTCCATTTACCTTTAAGTCAGAATTGTGAATTACAACATTTTTAGATTGTATAGATAATTTTTGTTGTCCGGCTCTGAATATATCTATTTGCCCGGAATTAATTTTTATGACGTCATTTCCACCTTCTCCATCAAGACCTATTTCTCCACCAGTAGGTACATAAACATTAGATCCTATTATATCACCACTTGAACTTATATCTCCTGAGGCTGTTACATGACGAACGTTAATATCAGTACCTGGCGTTAAAGCATCCGCTGTTTGAGCATGAGAAGAACTTAATTCAAATGTAACTTCATGTGAAGCAGACACTGCAAATAATGCATGTGATGAAGTTATAGCGTGTGAAGATGAAATCGGTATAAATACAGAACCAGTTCCATCAGCTAGTTGGTTAGTCCCATCTGTTTGGACTACCCTTTGAAAAGTATCCTGTATATTTTTGTTTTCGAAGTTTTCGATTGCCATTTATAACCATTATTTTTCTTTTTCAAGAATTTTTAACACACCATTTATTACTTTACCTGTGTTTTTCACGGTGTTTTCTTGTAGATATGTTGCTACTATATTATTTAGTTCATTACGCTTGAATGAAATATTATCTACGTTTATATCTTCTTTTATTAATAACTTAAATAAGTTTATTATATGTTGTTTTTCAGTAATTGTTGGTTTTTCATCTTTAACTTTAACTTTTACCTTAGTTTCTAATATAGGTTTTTTAGTTTGTTGTGATTTAACTTCAACAGTTACTTTTTTACTTACATCTACTTCAAAGTCTGATTCCCAGGGTGTAAAAAAAGTATCTTCGGCAATCACTTCTAATCTTATATTTCCTTTCGTATTTTCGTCTATTAAACCTTTTAATTTTCTAATAGGAATTTCACACTTTCCATTAGAATTAATTTCACCTTTAAAAAGTAAGGAATAATCGGATGTTTCAACTACTAAACGAGCAGAAGATTTACTTAAACTGGCTCCTTCTAGCTTAATATCACATTCAAAGAGCTCAGATTTGTCCGTAAATAATTTATACATGAAGTTATTTTATTATAAATATAGAATAAATACTAAAACTTAATGTTTTCTGTTAGTACTTCAATACCTAATACTTTTTCTGCTAGTAATTTTATATCAGATACTTTAATTTTATAGTCTTGGATTTCTTTTTCTTCTTTAATAGTTTTACCTTGGACTTTACAAATTAATTTAACAAGACGTTTTTTCTTTTCTTCGTCTCGCATCCAAGGCATATCATCTTCTATAACACCACCCCCACCTTGTTGTATTACTTCTATAACTTCTTCAACTAAAGCTACATCATTCCATGTGTAAGGGAATCTTGAAGGTTTAAAACCAGGTTTATAGTCTTCATTAGGTGGAGCAGCATTCCATTTAAAATCTGCATCTTTCCATTTTATTGGTGTTGCCATTTATTATAATGATATTTTTATAGTACCTGAATCATTATATAGTCTTCCGGCTACTCCTGGATCTGATGTTGGTAGATTTGTAAAATCTACTTGGGATCCATCTATTTTAAGATTACCTGAAGCTGTTATATGTCCATTAGGACCAGTTACTTGTATATTTCCTGATACATGTAATTGAGAAGTTGGTGTTGTTGTTCCTACACCTACTTTACCATCTTCCATAAATCTAGCTATAGTGATATCACCTTGATACTTAAATATATCGATCGGATTACCATTTACACCTCCTTGATATTTAATACCCATTGTTTGAGTACCGTTTTCATTAAAAATTAGTCCGTGTGCTTGGGCTGCAGCTACTTCAATTTGTATATTACCATTTGCTACTGATAATTTTTCTGATGGTGAAGTTGTTCCTATACCAACCTTATCTGCAATAATATTATTACTTGCACTTATTTCGCCTGAGGCTGTTATAGGTGAAGTAAATATCATAGGACTTCCCATTGTTATAGGTGATAATCCTTCTAATCTACCAAAAGAACCTGTTAATCCTGTTATTTTTCCACTTGAACTTATATCACCTGATGCTGATATTTCACCCCTAGTTCCCTCTAATTTTACTCTTGTTACTCCAGATTGATTTGTTACGTGAAATTCTCCCCAACCTCCAGGATTTTGTCTTACATATGCTAAATATGATCCATCATCTGCTGCCACTCCAAATGGTATAGTGCCTCCTCCTGTTGATTTAACTAGAAGCACATTATCCACAGGTGAATTTGTTCCTATAGCAGCTTTAGCAAAATAACCTTCTCCACTCGCACTTATATTTTTAGATGCTGTTATATGACCATCTCCAGATATTGTCATTCTTTGGATTCCGGCTGTGAAGAATTTCATATCATCGTTTGGGTGATTATATGTTATTCTTCCAACATTACTATCTTCAGGATCTCCAAACTCTATTGCTTGTGTTTGAGAATTTGCAGATAATATTTGTATGGAGGGTGCGGATCCTTTTTCTACTATTAATGTTCCAGTTCTTAATCCAGGTGAAACCCCTGAGTTGCTTGCTTTAATATATACTGTATTTGATGCTGTTATTTGTCCAGCAGCATTAATTCTATCAATAAGTAAATTACCACTTGCATTTATATTACCTGATGCTGTTATATGACCATTAAAAGTATGAGTATCTGTTATTGTGTCTCCAAATATGTTTGATCCACTAGTTTGTATAATAGAAGCTGTTACTATAGACGATGTTATATTAATAGTATTAATACTAGTAGCTGTTATTGACCCTGCACTTATATTACCTGAGGCTGTTATATTACCTGTTACATTAATACCACCTGCTGCTGTTTCAAGTTTTTGATTACCTGCATGATATAAATTAACCTTAAATGCTTCAGAATCGGTTTTTAAAAGAAGGTTAGAATCTTTATCTTGAACTCTAAAATTAATTCTATTACCACCATTATTAATTGTAAGAGGAAAAGGAGTAGATGCATCTTTATCAAGAGTAATAAAAGGTAAGTTACCAGCATGAAGTTGAAGTTTATTGTCTAAAAACTCAATATGTGTGTCATTATCACCCTTATGTCTAATGTATCGATCAACATGTAATTCACCAAATGAACCTGTTCCACTTGAACTTATTTGGCTTGACATAGTTACAGCTGTAGAAAATACTACAGGTGATCCTATTGTTATAGGTGATAGTCCTTCTAATCTACCAAAAGAACCTGTTAATCCTGTTATTTTTCCACTTGCACTTATGTTACCTGAAGCTGTTATATGACCACTAGATATAAGTTGACTTGCAGTTACTATGGTTGTTGCTTTAAGTTGACCATTAATTGTAAGAACAGCACCATTATTACCTAAACCATCTAAATTTTCAAATATATAACCGTTATTTCCAAATGTATCTTCTATTGTAAATTGAAAATCACCAGGAATATTACGGAACCTTCCTCCTCCCTGTATAGTATTATCAATATCTAAAAAGTTTCCTTTAAAAGTGCTACCTTTAAAAGTACTAGCACTAACATTTCCAATTACATGTAATTTTTCTCCCGGTGTAGTTGTTCCTATACCAACATCACCTCCATTATAATATATTTCTCCTGAACTCCCTGAAGCCCAAAATGTATCAGTAGACTGACCAAAAATAGCTCCTGCTATAGTAAGAGCTGATGTGTTTATAGATGTTGCATTTATTGAACTAGCTGTTATACTTGTTGCGCTTATAGCACCCGAAGCTGTTAGGTTTCCTGTTAAATTAAGATCATCAGTAAATGAAATTCCATTTACGTCTCCTCCAGTTGATTGAAAATTATCTGCAAATATAGTTCCTGAAGCACTTATATTACCTGAGGCTGTTATATGTGTAGCTGTTACATCACCATTTATAGTTACTAATGAGTTTCCAAATGTACTTGTACCCACTGCTAATTTTGTTGATGTAGAACTACCTATTTGTATTCTATTATTACCACCATCTACAAATATAGCTCTTGTGTCTCCATTTGATTCTACTCTAAAATCTACATCTGCACTACCTTCATTAACTACTAATGCTGGAGTGGATGCATTAGTAAGTTGAAGTATTTCAACACCATTAGCATCGAATAACCAAGTGTCATCATTTTGTAATTGAATATGTGTTGACGAATTTGTTATACATTCTATTTTACTAGCTTGTGCAATTTTAATGTCTCCTCTAACAGTTAAATCATTTTCTACTTCTGCATCACCTGATATTCTTAAAGAAGAACCTGATATTGAACCACTTGCAAATATATTCCCAGAAGCTGTTATATTTGTTTCAGTTGAAAAATACCCACTTGAACTAAAATTAGTATTTATTATTTGAGGATCTTGTTCAGTATCCACTAAACTTACGTATGAGTCTATTAAATCTTGGTATTGATTTTGTGTAGGTATATCACCTGTTTCAAAAAATCCTTTTAATGTATTTCTAGTTTTCTTTGCCATTTTATGCTATTTGATTTGTTTCTCCTATTATTTGGTAACCTATCCCAGTTCCTATCTGTTGTATGTTTTGTGCCCCTGTTGCTTCTCTAATTTCATCTCTTGTTTTTACTTTATCAAAATCCATAGTATTTACTACTGATGTATTAAAACTAACTGTAGACTTACTAAAATATCTTTTAGGTTGGGATGCTAGTTGTGTACTCATGGCATCCGGTACTATATATCCCTGAAGATCTAAACCAAAATTTGTTTTAACATTTCTATTAGTTCCTTGAGCTACTTCTACATTATTAGCAAAAGTATCAATTCTAGCCATAAATTTAAATCTTTCAGGATCACCCCAGTAAGTATCAGAAGCATAGTTTATAGCTTCTACTATTTTATTGTTTTGAGCTACATAATCTGTCCATATGATAAATGAATATTTTAATCTAACATAATCAGGTATAATTACATTATGAAATTCTTTTTGTGGTATTCTATTTTGTAATACAGAAAAATTATCATATTGATTTCTTTGAGTATATTTAATTTGAAATGTTTGGTAAAGTCTAGGATTATTAGCATCCATTTTATTACCTAAATCTCTTCTTTTTTCAACACTATCTCTTTTAAACATAATAAGAGGTGTTTGTATTTTACCTTCTTTATCTCTATAGTATCCATCTTTTTGTACTGATTTCCATCTTTCAGGAGAACCGTATATTAGAGGTACAGCAATACGTTCGTCATTTTTTATTATAGATGGTTTTATAACATTATTAAAATAATAAGCTATAGCTTCATCATGATCTTGTATTCCTATGTATATGTCTTTAATTTTATCATCGTCTCTACGAGTTATAGCTCCTCTGTTTATAGGTTTCTTTTGAGGTTGTCTACTATCAGGGACTATTCCTTCAACAGGAAAATCAGGCATAGCCGGATCTACAGATGCAGGTATTTCTACATTTTTAGATTTTAGGTTCTCTCTTAATCTATCATTTAATCCTTGTGGTATAGGTCTATTAAATTCTGCCATTATCCAAGTAAATTAGCTGTGCCATCTGTTATTTTATTAGTAGATGGATATTTTCCACCTCTTAGTGGTATTAAATTTAATTTTTCTACTCTTGATAAGTGACCTGTTAATATAATAGAATGACTACTACCAAAGTCAGAAGTACCTGTTGAAATAGCGTAATCAGGATCTTTGCCTAAAATTAGTTGATTTTCAACTTTACTATCAATTTCATAAAAATTATTTTTAAATAATAATATATCGCCTATTTCAGGTACTAAATTTATACCTTTTAATTCTTCTTTTAAAAACCTAAAATCAAACGTCTGAGCAACATCAGATCCAAAGTCATTAGATGACCAATTTTGGTCTTCTTTTTTCATTAAACAAGCAATTCTTACAGGTTCATAAAACATTTTACCTTCAGATTCACCATAAACATTAGTTGTAGTTTTTTCAAGAACAAATTTATAGTATCCTACCTCTGTTTGGATAATGTCATTGATAAGTTCTTTACTTACTGAATTAAAAAGTGATATGTCTCGTGATCCTCCAAATAAAGCCATTATAATCTTTTTAAGGTTTCTTCTTTAAATTTTACTGATTTAACACCAGGTATTCTTAAGTCATTTTTAGACATGTCTGATGTTAACATATCTTCTCTAAATTGTGTTAAGTCTGTTTTAGGATCTGTCCTTGTTACAAACTTCATTTTTACTCTAGTAAATTCTATATTATCTCTTTGTGGATAATCTTCAGGTGTAATATTATTTACAATAGTTACTTTATATAAACCCCTAATTTGGTCTAAGATATTTGTAATAGATACCTTTCTATCAGATAATATATCAGCTTCTACTGAATAAGTATTTAATACTTCTGTTAATATGTTGCTTAATTTTATCATTATCCTATATAAATATGATATGGTATTTTATAATAAGTTTCTTGTGTTTGTTGTGCTTCTTGATTTTTTCTTTCCAGTTGTTTTAATCTTGTTGTTTCTTCTAATAATTTTTGTAACTCTTCTATTAAAGCTGTTTTTTCAGCTGCGGCTTCACTTAACAATCTAGCAAAATCTAATGTTGCTGCATCTCCTGGTATAGGAACAGACTGATACTTACCTCTAACCCCACCTAACATTTCTTTAGTTAAAGCTAAAGCATATCTTCTAATCCACTGTCTTCCTGGTTCATTTATAAATGCATAAGTAGGATTAGTGTAAGGTACATTTGATATGTCTGTTATTAAATTATTTGCTGTGTTTTTAACTGGATTATTTGCTACTGACTTTAATTGATAATCAAAATACATAGTATAATCTTTAGTTGGTATTGGATATAATCTTAAATACCTATTATCTTCTATAGTAAAATGGTATCCTGATTTTCTAATAGTATCATTTAATTCAATTGCTTGTAGTTTTTGTATATCAAAACTTAAAGGCATTAACATAAAATTTACACCTGGTGAAAAATTACCAAACCCAAATGTTTGCATTAATGATTGTATACCTGTACCTGTACCAGCATATGGATCAAAATATCTATTGATTGCTGCTGGTGTATAATGCATTATTTTTTTTATGTAGACAGCTTCTGAACCACTAATTGAAGAACTTGTTGAAGTTAATAAGTCATATTTTTGTTGATTTACTTTTACATCTAAAGTTCCGTGTTGTAATTCATAATCTCCTCCTGCCCCATCAACTTCATTACCATATTGTTCAGATACATTAATAGTACCCCCCATATTAGGAGTAATTAGTTGATTATTAAAATTAGAACCTGTTGCATTACCTTCTAATGTTTGAAAATTATTTATAATTTGAAAGTTATATAATTGAGCTCCATACTCATTTACTGCTTCTTCAAAACAAGTAAAAAAATTAGCTGCTTGTAATTCGATATCTACTAAAGGATAGCCTAAACGTTTAGCACACCAATCTGCTGTTTGGACTGCGGATGATGTAAATTCATTGTCAGTATCATAAAACGAAAAAGGTGTTAATGATGCATCAAATGATGATGAGCCGGGCCATATAGGAATTTTTGCCATTTTTAATAGAATTAGGTTGTTCCATTATAAATATGAAAAAACTATGGAAGAGGCTACATTCCGTTTAATAATTCAAATACTTCATCTATTGCAACGTGGCGGTGATTATCTAGTAAAACTCTTTTATAAACATATTGAGAACTAGTAATTTTAGGTAAATCAACTATTGCTGAGTAATTTGTATCTTTTAAATCAATTTGTTGATTGTCTCCACAAAATATCATTGTTGAATTTTTTCCTAATCTCCCTAATGTCATTCTAAATTGGGAACGGGTTAAGTTTTGAAACTCATCAACTATTACTAATGAATTTTCAAATGTTCTACCTCTAAAATGTGCTAAAGAAACTAATTCAATTGATTCTTCTTTCTCCATTTTTTCTAATATAAGTGGTTTATTATATACTTTTTTCATATTAGATCTAATAGGTACTAACCAAGGTTCCATTTTTTCTTTTTCTGAACCAGGTAAAAATCCATTATCTTCAGTGGACACTGTGGGTCTTGTTATAATAATTTTATTTATTTGCCTTTTAAAAAACATGTCTAAAGCAATTTGACATGCTAATAATGTTTTACCACTACCTGCTTTACCAACTATAAAATTATAAGGGTGATGTAATATTGCTTGTTTTGCTGATTTTTGTTCTTCTGAAAGTGAAAGTGAAAATCTAACCGAGCCTTTTGGAGGCTTTTTTGCAGTATTTTGTTTAGCCATAAATGTAACTTTATTATACATATAAAAAAAAGAGCCGCTATTGCGGCTCTCTTTAATATAATTAAACTAAGTATTATACTAAGTTTAAGTCTTGGATAAATACTTTACCGTAGAAATCAGGTCTTACCATTTTCTTAGCGTAACGAGTCATAATACCCTTTCTTGGTGTGAAAGTCGATGGATCGTACACTAGAGGTGTCATGATTAACGGAATGTATGGTGCAAATACAGCTCCAGTTTCAAGGAATTGAGATCCTTTGTAACCCATTAAAATAACGTTTTCAGTCATGTAAGGGTTTTTGTAAACTGTATATCTTGAATTAATTGCACCAATCTTTTGAACACCCATTGCGTATTTGTTCTGATCTCCAGCAGAGTCAGCAGCAAAACCTGGGATTGATTCTAAGATTGTAGATACTTTTGGAGATACTACCATAAAGTTAGCACCACCTCTTAAAGTTTTCTGGTGAATTAAGTTAGATACTTTCTGTAATTTAATACCTAAAGTTTGGAACCAAGACATTTTAGTGTAATATACACCATCTGTAGCTTGAGTTTGAGATTGAGTAAGTTCAACTGCTGTTCCAGCCGCTCCTGTTGTTGCATTGTTGTTGTTTACTGATGCATCGTAACCAACTCTAGCACTCCATGCTTCGATTGTGTCAGCATTCTTAATTAACATGTCTAAGATTTCAAGATCAATTTCCATTGAAATGTACTCACTTAAGATAGACGTTAATTCTGCTTCAGCGTCAATTGAATGATAAGCATTCAAGTCTTGAGCGAACTCAGGAGTCCATTGTGCTTTCAATTTACGTGTTTTAGCAGCAACTGTGTCAGATCTTAAGTTAACATTGATTTCAGGAATTTCGATTCCTCTACCTGTATCACCAACTTGTGCAAAAGTAGTATCTTCGAAGTCACCTCTATCATTTAAGTTATCTGGTCCTTTTTGGTACTCAATTGTAAGTTTACCTAACTGACCAGAACCTGTTGCCATTCTTACTACGAATTCAATATCAGTTCCTACTTGTTTTGTAAATTGTGGGAAATATTCTACAATTTTGTTTAATCCTTCTACAGACCCAACTCCATCAGCATTTTGGTTAGCACCTGCTATTGAGAATGCTCTAATTCCTTCAAGATCAAGTTCTTTTAGTCCAGCTGAGTCAACTTTAACTACAAATACTGTAGTATCACCGTGAGCTGCTTGAACTCCAAAATTATCACCAAAAGATGAAGAGAATTCAGAATCTCCATTACCATCAACTAAGTAGTTAAATGATGCTGTAACATACGTATCAGTTTCATCTGTTGTTGTTGCATGAGCAGCTGAAATTACTGATGAAGTAGTCTCCATAGAGTAATCAAATTCACCAGCACCATAAAGACCAGTATTAAGATCAGCATTAGTTCTCTTAAGATCAGTAGTAGCACCATAAAGTGATTCATTTAGTCCTGTATTAGTACCTGCAGTACCATATTTAAAGTCTAAATAAAAGATTAATCCAGCTGGTAAGTTCATTGGTTGAACAGATACTAAATCTTTAGCAACGATTTCACCGAATACTCTTCGTACTAATGGAAGAGCTACACCCGCCCATGCTTCAGAGTTACCAGTTGTGATTGAAGTATTAGTTCCAGTAGAACTTGCTTCATTTACAAGCTGTTTTGCTTGGTTTTCTAACAACATAGCCATGTTGTTTTTTTCTACAGAAGCTTCAATTCCTTCTAAAAGTCCTGATTTTTCCCATTTACCAGCTAATTTAGCTGACTGCTCGGAAAGGACTTGATAAGGGCTTGAACCTTCTAATAAATTGTTTACATTGTCCATTTTTTGTAAATTTTTATTTGTTATTGATTAATTTTAATGTTTGCTAATTTTTGGAAACGAGCCATCATGTTATTAGATTCAGAAATTACTTCTTTTTTAGGAGCGGTAGATGTACCTGCTGCTTTAGAAGCCATTCCAATTCCTTCTTTTAATGATTTCGTTTTGTTTTTAAAGGATGCTTTCTTTGATTTAGCAACATTGAAAGTGTCCTTAATTGTTTCATATATTAACTTAGCTTCCTTAGCTGATTCAGCTTTATCTAATGTCTCAACAACACGTAGTTTTTGAGATTCATCTAAAGTGTTTGCTTTAAAAATTCTGTTAACATATAATAATTTAGAGTTTAAAAGATTAACTTCACTAAGTTCAGTTTTAACTGTTTCAAGAGCAGCTTTAGTTTCTTCAAGCTCTTCTTGATACATGTCTTCTTCCATTGATGAACCACTAGCAAGTGCTTTTTCCATTTTTGCTAATTCATCCTCAGAAGCTGCTTTTTTATCTTCAGATAATGATTCAGTTCTTTTAGTATCAGCTGCTGCTGAACCTACTAATCCTAAGGTATCCATTAATTTAGATAATTTAGGATATTTTTTCATTAGTTCTGCTTTTTTCTCAGGACTAACCATATCGTAAGCTGCTTTTGCTGCTACTAAAGGAGTTCCACCAATTATGATTGCCGCTGCAGTACCAGCTATTGCTGCTCCTACAACTTCATTAGTTTCTTCGGCTTCACCAAAATCACCTTCTTTAACATCGTCTTTGTCTTCTTTTTCTTCT